GTAATCATCTACATTGACATCAAAGTTACCAATCTGCCCAACACCCTGCACACCTGCTGGCGTGTAAACGACTGAAGCCTTTACATCACCAATAGACCCGTTAGCCACCACGCCCGTAAGCGTGAAGTTAACTTTTGGCAGGGTTGTGCCAATCTGACCTGTAGCAGAAACGCCTGTTGGTACAAACGTAACTGATACCGAAATCCCAACCGTTCCAACAGCGCCCGTACCCTGTACAGAAACACTGCCCGTGCCCCAAGGAGACTCGCCCCACGCCTGACTACCCCAGCCATCAAGAGGCAGGACTTTGCCTATGCCTCCCCAGCCGTTGTCACCCCAAGCGTATTCGCCCCATGAAGACACGTAAACTCACTTACGCAATACGAATGATCGCAGTAGCTGCCGCAGCAACAGGAAACTGAATCGTGAAGTCACCAGAACTTACCTGTTGATCGCCACTGAAGCTCAAGACTGCGCAAGCCGCACCAGAAGCTGAAGAGTTATAAATCAATGCACCGCTGGTTGTAAACGTAGCAGAAGTCCATGTGGTATCGGCAAAATCACAAACAGCAGTCGTGCCGTCAGCAACAGGAGTTACGGAAGTCAGTGTGTTACCGGGTTGTGTGTAGCCCGTTGCCGTAGCCAACTGATCCGTACCCATGTCAGAGTAGTTAGTTGTGGCCGCGCCAAACGTGCCAGAGCCAGCGGCTGTAGCTTTGAACAACGCAATTTTAAATGTGTTGCCCGTGGTGGTAGTAAAGTTGTGAACAGCTTTTAGGATTTCGACCTTGAAGCTGGTGGGCATTGCCGTAGTAATAGTAATAGCCATTTTATATCTCCAATAGAGTTACAAGTTCAGAATGCCCCGCTTCACGGAGACGGTTAGCTAGAGTCGTGTTATTCGACTCAATTGCGCGTTTCATGTAGAACACCAACACACCACGGATGTGTTCACGAAAAGCTTGCGCCTGATCGCGAATGGCCGGGTGGGACTGATCCCCAACATAAATAATTTTGTTCAAGGCTTGCTCTGCAAGCTCTTCGGGGTTGAACCCACGATGGCTCACTGCGTGAACCAGCACGTCGCCAATGTCGCCAGATGATGTTGCTGCAAACATTAAGTAATCCTTATGATTGCGTTAGTGCTGTTAGCAGTTGGAAACTGTATAGTAAGCGAAGTAATAGAAGTTTTATCTGAACCAAAGTCCAATACGCAAACAGTCGGATTGGAGCCATCATCTTGATAGATCAAAGCGCCACGTGCAGTAATTGAACCATACCACGTTACGTTTGAAAATGAGATATATGTGACGTCGTTGGCTGAAATTGGTACAACAGAAACTGGAAGCGCAATCCCGCCTGCGGTGTAGCCTGTGGCCACAACTTCATTAGAGCTTGTATAGACAGCAGTGTCTGGGCCCAGTGTTGCTGAGCCTGTGTACAACGCTATCTTAAATGAGTTGGTTGTAAAGTTGTAGACACCGTTCATCAGACCGGTGGCAAACGCATTGGTAGCGCCTTGTTGCAAAGCCATCAGGTCACCGCCTGTCTATACTGACCAGAACGGTATGCGTCTTGACGCTCCATACCATCGCCCAGACGTTTAGCCAACGCAAGTGCTTCTTGGTATTTGCCGTTATACAGCGCCATCATGTCTTGCTCACCTTTCATGTAGGTGTAAGCCTCGACTAAGGAACCATACAAAAGCACTGAATCAAAGTTGTCACCAAGCCATGTAGTTGACGCAGTGACAATGGACTCTGGGTAATAGTAGTAATGCAGCTCAACTGGGTAGTTATCGTCCGGTGTTGGGCCAAGAATAAACGTTAACTCTGTGTCGTTAGAAGACTGAGGGCCAAATAAAGCGTAGTACTTAGGTATACCAGTATCGCTAGCCCTTGGGTAAGCTTGGCGAATAAAGTTAACATCTTTGTTCAACATGTACTCATAGTCGCCAGTAGCTAACGTGCCATCCACAACTGCAAATGAATACACCGCCAAAAAGTCAGATGGGCATGAAACGTATTTATTACTAGTCGTAGTTAAACCCGTTACATTCTTGCGAAGTGATGGGAACTGAACGGTGTTGTAAATACGCTGCTCAGCCTGCTGAACAAACACGGGGATATTAGCCACGAAATCTGCTTCCGTGTTCTCCGTGTACGCCTGAATAGCAGCGCTGAGTGCGGCGTAGTTCATGCCATTGGGCCCCTAGACATCAGACCTTTAGTGGCCGCGCCTGTACCGCGCATCTTGATGCCTGACGTTTTGACACCGGGGTAGTCATTACTATGGGTGTTAGCCACAGAGACGTTGGCGTCTTTCATATACTTCTTGTTGTTGCTCACGCCAGCAGGCTGGATGGGAGCAGGTTTGGGTGACTTGTATGTAGCCATGATTAGCCTCCACGACCAACAGAACGCTGGTTCATTACTTTGGCCATATTGCGGCCATACTTAAGCATGTCGCTGTTTGTCTTGCCACCAGCACGAAGTTTGGTTGGGGTCTTACTGGGATGCATGTTTTTCTCATGCTTGCCGACAGCAGACTTAATCATCTTCTTGTCTTGGGCTAAATCTTTCTTGTCCATGTTCGACTCCTTATGTCGTTGTAACCGTTACTGTACCAACTTCTATGTTTAAAACCAAGTAGTTTGGCGTTAAACCATCATCAGGGCCCCGTGCCCCACCAACGGGATTCCAGCCCCATTGAAAAACTCGACTGCCCTGCTCTGGAAACCCATCAGCATCCGCTGCGGTGCTGTTGGTATTTGTAAGCTGTAGCCCACTCAAACCAGACTGATAATAGCTGCGATCAGGGCGAGGATTCCTCAAGCCTTGTGGATCGTCAACCGGATACATACCCAATTGCAACTGTGGCTGATCGGGATCCCAGCACTCGGGGCAAACCAACAAGTCGTAATTCTTCGTCTTGATGATCTCTTTACGCAAAACTTTTAGCTTGAACCGCTGGTCACAACGGTCACACTGCGCAATTGCCCACTTGCCAGAAGCAAACCGATTACCCATCAGGTGCCTCCGATATACTGCTGACGAGGTACAAACCGCACAGCGGCTTTCTCTCGGTCTTCCGTAGCCGCTAACTCCCAAGCATCATCGTATTGCTGCTTCAGTACAGGCAGGCGTTCAGCGCCACCGGCGACTTTCAACGCTAGATAATAAGCTAGGCCAGCGGCCAAGCAAGGGATAAATCTAAACGGAATGTCCATAACGTTTACACCGCCGCCCGCATCTTGGGTGCGGCGCAAGCGCCAGTATACGAACGTGTACTGCTGTGCTGAATCTGGAGTTGGCCAAACTGTAACAGCGGGGACCTGCGCCCAGTACACAGTAGCTGCGGCTGTATGACCTACAGCGATCGTATCTTGCTGACCACGGAAGCAGTTGTACAACGTGCCGGACTTGGCGTTTGTGTTCTGCGTGATGTAGCCGTAGTTGATGATCTCGTCATCAATTTTAATGAAACCAGTTGCTGGGAGGCCAGTAACGTCGTTCAGCACAATCTCTGTGCTTGTGGATGTGATGGTCGTTGTAAGCGTGGCTGCAATTGGGGAGTTCTGCCCGTTGAAGCGTTGAACCCAGACCTGAATAGGCCGGGCTTGTTGAATTTTGTTGGGGATAGTAGCGTAAGTAGAAACACTAATACGCGTGATTGTTAAGTCAGCTTGTGTTGAAGCTACATTAGCTTGCGTACGGATAACGTGCTCAATCAGGTCTACCGTGTCGTCCGGTAAAGCGTACGTATTTTGCCCCTGTGTCAGAGTGATCTCACCCTGCTCAATTGTCCACATATTGATGCCGCGATTGGCCCAATCTGCGAACATGATGTTCAAACTGCGGCGTGCGGTACGCAGGTCGTAGCCAGTACGCAGCTCACCACCGGCGCGCTCAAACGCCTCCTCGACTAATTCATCGAGTTGGAGATTGAAGCTTGATGCGCCAGAAGTGATTGCCATTATCTAAAGCCTGCTGTTTTCTTTGCGATCTTTTTTGGTTGGGCTACGAATTGTTTCCCGGCCTCTTTGCCCTTACGTTTCGCCAGCGTTGTCGCAGCGTACTCAGCAGGGCTGAGACTTTTAATCGCAGCGCTTGGAAGATATCTTTCACCCGTGTCAGAAGAGCGTTTGCCACTTTTGGTTCTCCATTTTTGGTCGCCCCAGTCTTTCAATGATTTCTGAGGCGCTTTCAATCTCGATACCCCCCACCTGCTGCTTTGTATTTCTTAGCAACAAGTTGAGCTTTACGTGCTGACCACTGCCCTGCACCTGTACCTTGCGTTGCTGCGGCTTTTACTTGGGACACAATCCTCTTGCGAAGACTGGGTTTTGTGTAGTTGCCAGCAGCGTTTACTGTACCACCATCAGCGTACTGAGTGAAGTCGGTGTCATCCCTGCGAGCCTTACGTTTCGCATTTGGCATTTTGCTGGGGTTTATGTCCCCCATACCGCGGGATGCCATCATAGTTATACCTCAATACATTTTGCAGTTGGTTTTGCCTTTGGTGGCAATACCGTCCGCACGGCTAGAAGCTGAGCCACCCTTGGCATAGCCTTTTTGCCCACGAACAGCGTCGCGTGGGTCTTTCTTTTTAGGCGCTTCTTCCGTGCTAGTTAAAGACTCAGAGTAAGCTTTTTCGGTGGCTGCGTTCATTTTGCGCTCGGCCATCTCTTCCCGCGCTGCTTTTTCTGCTGGGCTCATGATAATTCCTTAGTATATTTTGCACTTGGTTTTGCCTTTGGTGGCAATACCGTCAGCGCGTTTGGAAGCCGAGGAAGCCATGCCGCCGGAGGCCATCTTTTTCACACTGCCGCCCTTTTTGTAGTAAGAATTACGGCGTGGGACATTACTAATTCCCACATCGTATTCAGCGCGTGTTGTCGGGCTAACGTTTGCTTCTTGCATAGCAGCTTCTGCCGCTGCGCTCATAGGACGTGACTTAACAACGGGTCTACGTGGTGCAACGGGCTTCTTAGTGGGGCTGACCGTCATAGACGTACCGGCTTCGCCAAATTCTCTGGCATTTGGGTTTGTCAACATGCGTTCAGTACGCTTGTTAGCCGCCTCTTCTGGGTCCATGCCAGCTTCACTGCCTATAACTTTAGGCTCTTCGCTAGCTTCTTTATCAGCAGCTATGCGCCGTTCCGCTGCAGCGGTCGTGGTGGCTTGCTTTTCGTCGCCTTTGTCGCCCTTCTTGGACAACATATAGCCCAACGTGCCAAGCGCGGCAAGGGCGGTTAAGTCTTTACGTCGTGCCATGTTGAGCTCCTTAAATTAGCAGGCTTTGCCGCCGTAGTTCATTTTCTTCATGCCGCCAGCCTTCATGCCCAGAGGCTTGCCGTCGGCTTTCATTTTGACCGTAGTACCCTTTGAGATACCTTTAGATTGGACAGCGTGCTCGCCCTTGCCTTTAAAGCCACCAGCTTTAACTGCGCCCATTTTGGCTGTAGTGATACCGTTACCAGCACTGCCACCTTTTGCCATTTTCTTTGTAGCCATGATTCCACCTTCTTTCATAAGTTCCATCTTGCCTTGGCGGGTCGATGGGTTGTTAATTTTTTGAAGATCGGGGCGGGACTTGTTGGTGTCCTTACCAAACTTCATACCCTTGCTTGCTTCACTAAACTCTTTTGCAACCTTTACAGGGACGCCAGACGCTTTGGCAAACGCTGGGTTATGAGCCGCAGCGTCCATAAACTTCTTTTGTTTTTCACTCGTCGCTGGCATTTGTAACCTTCTTACGGTTAGTTATTTCACGAACGGTATCAGACTCCCAGATACGAAGGCCGAGGTAAATGATCGTGAACAAAGAAGCCAAAGGCGGAAGCCACGTAGCCATGACGCCAACAGTTGTCAAGACTGCTGCGCCATCTGCGACTGCCTTAGCTGTGTCATGCTGGGTCATACCATCCGCCCTTTTGTCTTGCCTTTTGTAGCGCAACCATCGGCTGCGTTTACATATCCGCCATCAGCGCAATTCCAAGCCCTTAAAGACTTATTGATCCGTGAATCCGGATCGTTGGCTGTCTTTGCACTGGTCAGCTTCTTTTTCATTCCACTCATCCTCGCACAGAAAGAGTCGCGCCGGGAGCCGCCTTCGGGCTGGGGCCGTTTCAAATTCATGCCTTGCGCTTTCGCAGAGGCTCGCCCTTTGGCGTTCAATCCGCCATTGGGGTTCTTCCCTTCTGCTCTCTGCCATGCAGGTGACTTAGCCATAAAACACCGTGCAATGTACATCGGCAGCTAGGAATGTTCTAATTCCGTCTTTAGCTAGAATACCTTCGCCGGGAATAACTACATTAAACGCTGTTGCATTAGAGGCATCCGCTTGGAGAAGCACTTGATTCCAGACAGTTACGTTACCGCTTGCAGCTCCGGAGTTAGCCACAGTTACTGTAAACACGTCGGAGTTCGTCACAGTCACTTGGTACGGGTTATCCGCCAAATCCCAATCCAAGTACACCCATTGGCCTGTAGATAAACCGTGGTTTGTTGCAGTTACGGTGGCAGTGGTTGTAGCGCGTGCGTACGTACCTGAAATAGAAACATCGTTCACAAGCACGCTATAACCCGTAGCAGCGCTAAAGGGGAATATTACCGCCCCTTTCAAACGAGTTCGGTACGGAACCATCAACCCAGACACAGCGGCGTGCTGGGATTTAACGTCATATTGCATCGTCATAATCAATCTCCTTTAAAAACGGGGCCGTAGCCCCTTGGGTTGATTAGCTCAGAGCAGCGCCAACAGCAGTAACCCAAGCAGACCCAGTAGAGATTACGAGGCAGTATTCGTTGTTACCTGCACCATTGTCGCTAATCAAGCGAACTTGGCCAGCATTAGCAGCGGCGGCAGTAGGCAAAGCGGCAGTAAGAATAGCAGGTAGATCGATAAAAGAGGAGACCGTAACACTGGCTACGCTAGTGGCTGCGCCAAAAGTAGCGTCTACGGTAACAGCGCCAGTGGTGGAATCAATAGAAATGTCTTGAAAGCCGTTTTCGGAACGAACTGGGCCGTTAAACGTGGTATTTGCCATGATTTTTCCTTACATACAAGTTAAGCGCATCAATCAGTATGTTGTCTGCCGGGACAGTTTGATGCACCGGAAAGCCCGGAATGAAGTCAATATACACCAAAAGAAAAGGGGGCACAAGGCCCCCTTCTCACTTTTATCAGGTCGAACCTGAAGATCCAAACATACCGAGAGGATCAGACCAGCCGAAGCTATAACGCTCACGAGCCTTATAGCGAACGTTACCTGTGTCAAAGTCGCCGTCCATGCTGTTTTGCAGCGGTGTACGAACGAAGTGCTTCAGACCGTTAGGCACGTCAGTGGTCAAGAACCAACCGTTTGTGTCTGTCAAGAAGTGATTGACAGTGTAACCTTCAGGGATTGCGCCCATTTGCTTCAACGCGTTGATATCGTTATCAGCAGTAGCTACACGCAACTCAGTGTCCAACAGGCGCTTGGCCGTGAACATCAAAGCTGGAGGAACAATCAACTTCTTGGGCTTAGCAGCAATCAGCAAACCACGCTCATCTGTCCAAGCAGCGATTTGAATAACGGCGGCTTCCAAGGAAGTCTCGTTCAAGTCAGCTTGTGTAGAAGGAGTGTTGCTGTTGACGCCACCAGAGATCAAGGGGTGAGCTGTGTTGAACAGAGACACGCCGTCGCCACCGGGGTAGCTAGTGGAGAAGCCGTTGTTCAAGACTGCAGCAGCCTTAACTTGCTTGGTGTAAGCCATGGCACGAGCCAAAGACTTGGTGTAACGAGCAGACAAGCTGTCGTACAAGTTATCTTCAATCGCTTCTTCAGTGATTGAGAAACCCAAGGCGATGGTTTCGTGTGTGTATCGAGTTGACCATGCTTCTTGTGCGTTGTCATAAGCGATGGCAGAACCCTCGTTCTTAACAGGTGCGGCTGAGAAGCCAGAAAGCTTGGTCTCTTCTTCGAATGAACGCTCAGAGGTCTCTGTTTCGTAGATCTCTTTGTGCTCTTCGCCGTAGCGAGCATACTCCATACCGAACAAAGCGTTCAGACCGGGGAGCAACTCTTTCAGCAGTTGTGCGCGTGAAATAGCCATGATTTAGCTCCTTGATTAAACGCCAGAAGCGATAGTGGTTGTATGAATCTCAAAGTTCCAACGAACGATGAGCTCGGGGTACACGACGTTACCTGAACCGTTAACGTATGAAGTCTCGGGGACGACATCGACAACGTTCATAGGCAATGTACCTGTAGTAGCAGAAGAGGCAACTGCAACGCGGCTATCGCCAGTTGTAGTCAAACCAGTGTTCTGCACCAATGCTACGTTTGTACCAATGACGGTATATTGCGTAGTAGAGGAAGGTAACAAGCCAGAAGTAGCATCGTTAGCTGTAGCGCCAGTAGCGATCACAGCCTTAAACAGCGTATTGGGGTCATTACACACAAAAGCGGTAATAACTGTGCCAGTAGGCGCTGCTGTATTTGCTGGGAAATACTGAGCAAAAATGACCTGACCTTGCGCGTTAACGTAAGAGCAGCCCAAGAAAACACCAATGATCTGTGACGTGGTCACAGTTGCACGAGCGGTTGTGATAGCAGATTTGATAATCGTGCCAGAGTTAATAATCTCTACGGGGTCACCATAGAAAATACTAGTGTCGTAAGCAGAAGCAATCTGATACTGACGAGTAGCGCCCGCGAAGGGAGTACCACCGTACAGATTGATCGGCTTGAGCCCGTAAGGGGCGTTTACCGTTGGATAAGCCATAAAAGACTCCTAAATTTATGAACCAGAACCGAAAGTGACCTTGGTTTTCTTTTCTGAGAAAAGGGGCATCCGAGGATCGCTTTCACGAAGGAAATTGTTATCCACTGAGTCCATTTGAGCCTTGTTTTGGTCGGAATAGTACTTCATCCGCTGTTGCAAGAACTCTTCCGGAATTCGGCAGAGTAACAAACCGCCCACTTCAATACCGCCTTTAAAGCGGCCTTCCGTGGTAGCGTGCATCATGAGCTCGGGATAATCTTCACCTTTACAGGGTTCATATCCTTCGCGTAACTTAGAAGAAATGTTGCTTGGATCGGCATTACCTAATGTACTTGTGCGTACCCAACGATGCGACCAGCCCGGACGATCGTCAGGACTTGGTAGTGCTTCAGGTGGACGCCACGCCTCTGGGCGCTGCATTACCTGACGCGTATCGTGGTCACGTAAAGTACGGTTTTGACCTTTAGTAGCTGTTTGAGCTTGTTCCATTATTCACCTCTTTTCAGTTGAGCAACCTGTTTAGCGTAGAGTTCAATTGGCACCCCAAGACGGCGAGCGATCGCTGCTTCTGATGCTTTTAACTTCACGCGATTAGGCGGAGTACTACGGGAAGCCGGAGCTACTACCGTAGAAGGTTTTGTTGCACGGCGCGGAGGTTCTTCCTCGTAAGCCGGTTCTGATGTCTTTTTAGAAGGTACATCATCTTCGTCGCTCTGAGAATCCTCAAAATACTCAGGAAATCTTCGACGCATGGTGGCGTCTACTTTCTTGTAGTAATCATCGCTTCCGATGAACTCAGCACCTTGCTCCTTAGCCAGCTTTTGATGCAACCCGAGGGCGGAAGCTGTCATTTCAGGATCAGTGCCAAACCACGTATTCTTTGACATCCAGCGATTATCGCGATCTGTCACAGGCGCAGCGGTACTACGTTGTGGTTGTGTTTGTACACTTTTTTCTTCAGCTTGTAAAGGCCTCATGTTCTGAACCTTATCAAGGTTCATAGTTGCCTTTGCAATTTCTACCTGCGCATCGGTCTGTGCGTCGTAATCGCCAGCCTCAATAGCGTCTTTATAACGCTTCTTTGCCGACTCAAACTCTATCTGGGCAGCACTCTTTGACTGCTCAATATAGGCTTTCGAGCCCAGCTCCACCTGCTCCTGCAGCTTGCGGTTTTGATCCCACAACTGCTTAGCAAGTGATTCAGCGGCCTCACGTTCACGCAGTGCTTCTTCTTTCGCACGGCGCTCATCGTGGTAACCACGTGTAAATTTCTTAATCCGCTGCTGAACTTTCTCGTCGTACGAGGCTAACTCGTCGTCGGAAGGCTCATCAACAGGCTCCTTCATAGGCTTTCGGCCCCTGTCGGGCTCGGGTGTATCGTCCTCGATCTCTATCTCGATTTCGTCGGACTTAGCCTCTTTCTTGGTCTCCTTCTCATCAGGAAACTCAAACTCTTCACCTTTGAACTCAGTTTGTGCCATTTGTTACTCCTTATGATGCACGTGTAATGCCACGGGGGTCTTCCACAACTGCTTCAATCGAATCATCATTGATGATGCGAAATTCGCGGCCATGAATCTTCAGGCGTGTGCCTGAATTAGGTCGGACGATGACAAAGTCACCCTCCTTACAGCTCGGCCCACTGGGGAACCGGGTAGCGTCTTTGTACGCATCTGGGCCAATTTTGACCACAAACAAGACAGGCGTTAGCACTTCTTCAAAGTGCATAGCTTGGCTAGACTTAATCAGTCCAACTTCACTATCAGCATACTCCTGCATAGCCTCTGGGACTACGCAAAGTAGATGGAAGGTTTTAGGATCAGGCAACTGCTTGGCTTTGTCTTCGGCAGGCTTATTTAGAATGCCGGACAGGTCCACAGCAGCGATGTCATACTCAGTCATCGGATTTCTCCATTTTTTGCACGAGCTCATTGATAATGTTGTCTGCGAGGTTGAGACCTCGGATTACCCCGCAAACACTGCGATACTCCTCTATGCTGTCGGCCCTGCCCGCTGCAACATAGGCTTCTCGCTCTTGCCTAAACTTCTCAATCTCTTTGGCGACGTGCGCCAACAGCTTGTAGTCGTTCAACGTTACTCCTTCTTAGGTTTCTGGGATGCTCTTTGTGCAGACTGAACTGCCATCTGAGCCTTGTGCTTGGCGATATCAGCGCCAATCTTGGTACCCTCAATAAGCTGCTGCTTCTCGAGTTTGTCTTTCGCAGCGGCTGCGCTTGCACCCACCTGCATAGCCGCGATCTCTTTCTGCGCCGCAATACGCGACTCCTCGATGCGGAGCTGGTCGGCCTTGGCTGCGGCGTCGACCTGCTGCTTCTGAACTTTGAGCTGGAGCTCCTGCATCTTGATCTGCAACTCCTGCTGCTGCATCTGGATGATGGGGTCCTGCGCCTGCTGCATCGCCTGCTGCTGCGCGGCTTGCGCTTGAGCTTGTTGAGTCATGCGAGTCGATGCTTGTGCAGCAAGTTGTGCAACTTGTGCAGCCACTTCCGGCTCCATGTTCTTCTCCTGCTTCTCAGTCGGCAAGAGCAGGCCAATAGTCTTCTCGACTTCTGTGCGGTAGGCAAACGCCAAGTGCTCGTTGATGTGCGCCATCATCGCAGCCATGATCGCTTGGCCCTGCGGTGTACTCTGCACCAGCGCCATGATCTTGGGGTTCTGCAACATGCTTGTGTGCACAGCAATGTGAGCTTGGTGGTCCTGCTCAAGGAACGCCTTCATAGGTTTGCCAGTCAGCGCATTCTGGTTCTCCTGCACTGGGTCGATAGGTGTGGCGTCGTCCTCAACAGGCACAAGTTTGGCAGCGTTCTTAATACCCAACACCTCAATCATCTGGCGATGTAAGAGCGGTAAGTTGTAGAGCTGCGGCGCTGTCTGCGCCAACTGGAGAGCTGCCTGATACTGCACGATCTTCTGCGCCATCGTTGCCGCGTTCGGGTCGCTCACAGGAATGACAGCGACCATGTCGTAGTCATCTTTCTTCGCCCTACGTGACCCCTCGATCGGATCGTAGTCATACTCTTCTGGTGTGTAGTCAGCAATGATTGCCTTGAGTAACTTGAACTCCTGCTTCATGCTGAAGTGCATGCGTGCCTGCACAGCGCCCATCACCTTCAGTGTTCTCTCAAGAATCGCCAGTGTTGTACCTACGGGTGCTTGCGCACTCATGTCGCTGACCTTCATGTCTCCTGCAGATGCGAACTGCCGACCCTCCTGCACAATGTTCTGGAACAAGGTGTAGAGAACCTGACTGGGCTCCTTGTACGGCAGAGGCAAGATATTGTCTCTAATGGAACCGCTTGGTACGTCAACATCACGAAACTCGCCCGGTGCGATAGGGGTGTCATCTCCTTTGATTCGGAGCCCGCGGGACTTGAGTCCGCCCGGTAAGTTAGATAGCGTACCTGCATCAACGAGCTGCCTGATGAGCATGGTCGCGCTCTTCGCATATCCGCCGATAAGGTGAATGAGACCATAGCCATAGAAGCCAAACCCCGGAATGTATTGGTAGTGCACGAAATGCTGACGCTTCATGTGTAGCTTGTCACCCTCGTACCAATTACGGCGAATGGCTAACACCTTTTGCGTGCCCTTCTCAACAGTCACCACGTATGGGAGCGCGATGCCTGTCTTCTTACCCTTCTTATCTTTGTGCTCATAGCCCTTCAGATCAAGGTCCACGTGCATCTCAAGAATACGGAAGCGATCATCTTGAATCGCAGACATGCCCATCTCCTCGGCCTTCTGCTTCTCAATGTCGTCTAACTCATAAGTGGGATCCCCTAAATCCACATCACTGTAGAAGCCAGCCTCTTGTAACTTCAAGACCTCGTTCTCAGTCTTACGCATCACGTGCGTGACCCGCTCGGCTCTCTCAAGATTACTCGCACCGTACGGCACAACGATGTCCTCCGCAGGGATAAACATCGCAACTTGGCGACCTAGCGATGGATCGTAGTACACCTTCTTGAACGCACTGCCCGCAATAGGTAAGTTCCACAATAACTTCTCGTGCTCAGGGCGATACTCGAGCATCACTTCTGTCAACTGATAGTTCATGTCCTCCCGCACGCGGGTGGCTGCATCTTCTTTAGCTGGCGTGTCGTCACCAAGAATCTGTGTCTTGACTGGCCCCGCAGCAGGGAATGTCTCCATGATGCCTTCACTCTGGAAGCGCACCACAGACTCCGTTAACATAGGATGAAAGACACCGCAAGCGCCTTGCCATGGCTCTGTTCTGTCTTCATATTTGAGGCCTAACAATTTCAAGCCATCGACGTAAGTCTGTATCCAATCTTTGCGGTCACCGATGTCTTTGGTGAAGTCATCAACCAACTCTTTACCCAGCGTACCCAGAACGCTGTCGTCCATGAAGTCCGCAAGGTTGGCATCAAACTCCTCATCCGTGCCTTCAGCACCGGGAGTCAACTCGACCTCAATATCACCCATGCCAATACTGACAGACTCGGGGTCCTCAATCTCAATCTCAATAGGCTCTATTTCATCCTCCTCAATACCCAGAGGAGCCGCATACAGACCTTTGTCGATAGAACTCGTTGCCATAATTTATCCTTAAACTGTGTAGAACCGCTCGCGGCGGTGACTTCTGAAAAATTGAACTTCCTCGGGCTCGTCGATCGGCAGACGGAGGAACCCACCTTGGCGGAACCGCATGAGCGCCAGCGTCGTAGCGTCGACCAAGTCATCGTGCTCCCCAGATGGGAACGCGGCAATCTCATCAACTAGCTCCTCCGCCCAGCGCGTACGAGGCACCCATACCTTGCCACTGGCGATTATGTCTGAGACAGAGTTCAAGCGGGAGATTTTGTCTTGGCCCTTACTAGGCGTGTACTCCTGCACGGGTATACCCATCGCACGGAGTTCGTAGATTAGCGGAGCGCCCGACGCCTTCTTCTCAACAAGTAGGCCATCCGGCTCATACTCGTTGTACTCAGCAAGCACGTCCCTTTTCAGCTCTACCCACTCAACACGCTTCTTGTACGTGTTCAGCAGAATAATGTTCGAAGAGTTGTTGTCCTCTTCGTTCTTAAATATGCCCCACGTCGTACCGGCTGAGTAGTCGGCGCGGTTGTTCTTCTCAAACGCGGTGTCCCATGTCTGCAGGATGTACTCACACTTAGGTGGGTCTTCTTTCTCCCACCACTGCCACCAATCGCGCTTCACGATAGCCGATTCATTACCCACAGGGTTCTGCTGATACTGGGCTTGCCACTTACTATTAGGCAGCTCCTCACGAAGGGCAGTCAATTCACCCAAAGTCCAGAACTCTGGCCATAGGGGTTTACCACTAGGCAGAATGGCAGGGAACTCAATCACGTCCCACTGCTCTCCACCGCGGGCAGCGGCAGCTTTCATCACCTGACCGGTCAAATCCCGCTGCGCCCACCGTGTCATCACGATCACGATCGACCCGCCCGGCTGCAAACGCTGGCGCGGACCTGATGTGTACCACTCATACACCTTGTCGAACACATCTGGGTTGCTCGCGGCGAGCGCGGCTTCCTGTTCTGAGTGCGGATCGTCAATAATGAGGATGTCAGCGCCCTTACCGGTCACCGTACCACCCACACCAATCGCAAAATAGTCACCATTCTTGCTGGTATTCCACCGTCCGGCAGCTTTTGAGTCCGCACGGAGCTCCAAATTGGGAAAAAGCTCCTTATAAGTCTCCGAATCGACCAAATTTCGCACTTTTCGGCCAAAACCCACCGCTAACTCTGCGGTATTTGAGCACTGAATGACCTTTTTATTAGGGTATTTACCTAGAAACCACGCTGGCAGCAGGTAACTAGCGAATTCTGACTTGGTATGGCGGGGTGGCATGTTGATAATCAGCCTCTTACACTCACCGTTTGCCACTCTTTCGAACGCTTTGGCCATCTTTGAGTGGTGTCGCCCGCCGATGAAGTCCGGCCAGACCTTGCCGACGAACTCCATGAACTCATTACGGGCTTTGTCCTTCTCGCCAAGCTCGACCCGACTGGCTAACTTCTGCAAAACCTTGGCTTTCTCCTCTGGCGGGAGGTGCGGGAGGCTCGCAATCAGCGCCTCCAGCTCCGCTTCAATGGTGAGGACCTCGGTCTCTTCACGCATTAGGGATGTCCTCGGCGGGCGTATCGGGCTCAGCGGGCGTAACGTCCTCGGCCATCTCTAGCTCCAGTGTTGGCCCAAACTCTTTGTCCAGATCGACGTCTACTGCAGTCTCCCTGCCACCGTAGAGGCGCATAAGTTTGCGCACATTGTCCTTAATGGCCTGATCCAAATCTGCACTGTTGTTGTACGTCACGCTGATCTCGGTCTTCTCGGAGAACAGCCCGACGTCACTTATCTTGCCAAGCATCTCCGTTGCTTTTATTTCGATTTTCGCGTCGCCGCATGATGCAAGGTCCAATAACTTGTTGGTCACAACCTGACGTAGTTGCGCAGCATCAGCCACAAACTCGTTGTTGTATTCACGCAACATGTTGCCGATTCGCTCGGCTACTGGCAAT